ATTATCTGGAAACGCCATTTCTGCTATTAATTTTGTTGGTTCTTTAAAAGACATAGAAGTTATTAGTGCTGGAAGTGGATACACATCTATCCCTACTGTTAATATAACTGGTGGTGGTGGAACCAGCGCATCAGCTTATTGCCAGATGAATGGTTCTTCTGTTTTGTATGTAGATATAATTGATCAAGGTAAAGGATATACATCTGACCCAACTATTACATTTGGAACAGAGTGGACTTCTGGTGGCACTGTTCACTTGTATGATCAGATTTATTATAACGGTAGATTGTATACTGTTTCTGCTGTATCTCAAACCAACGCAATTCTTAGTTCAACTGGACCATCTCATACATCTGGTAGCGCTACCAATGGACAGGCTACACTAACATTTGCTGGAACACCTGCCACTGCCACATGCAGTAGAAAATTTGGTTCTGGATACACAAAGGCTCCGACTGTAAGTGTCTCTATTGGAACAGGGTTTGAATATTCTCTTTATACTGCTAAGTCTAATGCTAAATTGGTACCAGTTATTTCCAATGGTCAAATAGATAGTGTTACTGTAGTTGATGGTGGTGTTGGTTATACTACTGCTGCAATAACAGTAAATTCTACAAGTGGATATGGAGCATCACTAGCAGCAAACCTTGCTGTTGGTAGTATTCAATCATTACAGGCTAATAATGAAATCCTTTCAGTGGCTGGTGCTATAGATGCTATTAAAATTGTTAGTGGTGGATATGGATATGGTACAGCCACAGTAAATATTATTGGCGATGGAGTTGATGCTGCTGCAGAAGCAGTTATAAATCCTATTGATGGATCTATCAGTAAAATTAATATAACAAACAGAGGTAGTGCTTATACCTTTGCTACTGTTGTTATCACTGGTAATGGTTTTGGTGCTGAGGCTAGAGCAATTATGCCTCCATTCGGTGGACATGGAAGAAACTCACCAGATGAATTGTTTGCAAGAACACTAATGTTCTACACAAATATGTCTAATGATCTAAACCAAGGACTGAGTATCAACAACGACTACAGACAGGTAGCTATTGTTAAAAATCCATATGCATATGGTACTACAAATAGATTCACTTCTCTAATAGGTTCTGGATGTTTCGTGGTTCAATCTGCAATTAATACAACTCTATTCCCTAAAGACTCTTTAGTTTTTATTAATAGAGCAAATATCTGGACTAGTAATACTGCTTTAGATTCTGGGGATCAAGTATACTATGGTGAAAATCTTTACTTAGTGACTGAAGAAGGAACTACAGGTTCTACTGGACCATCTCATACATATGGAAACTTATCTAATGGATCTGCAGTATTAATGTATGTTGGTACACCGAGAAGATATTATCGAATTGTAGTGACTTCTCCAACCAGCGTATTGTTGCAATCTCTGGATAACGATACTCCTACTGTTTCTGATACATTACTAAATAGTAACAGTAATTCCTTTAAACCATTGGCTGTAGGTTATCCAACTGTAGATAAATATTCTGGTCAGCTAATGTATATTGATAATAAGGCAGGATTTACCCCATCAGAAAATGAGACTGTAACATTCAGAACAGTCATTAAGTTTTAAGATAAATAACAAAGAATCCATTAGGAAAAAGAGTTAAGAATGACTATCAATTTTAATACTGAGCCATATTACGACGACTACGATGAAAATAAAAAGTTTTATCGAATTTTGTATCGTCCATCTTACGCAGTTCAGGCACGTGAACTTACGCAAATGCAGAGCATTATGCATAACCAAATTAGCAAACTTGGTACGCATGTATTCAAAAATGGTTCGATGGTTATCCCTGGACAGATATCTGTTGATACGACAATCTCTTATGTTAAGTTAGAGTCTACTTACAATAGTGTATTAACTGATGAGTTGTTAACCACATACGTTGGTAAAACAATTTCTAACACAAATGGGTTAAAAGCCCAAGTCATCTACTATGCTAGATCAGATGGCACTAATCCTCCAACATTATTTGTAAAATATACAAATTCTCAAACAAATAATAATACAACAAAAGCGTTTACTGCTGGAGATGTTCTAACTGATACAGCAGTCGGTGCTACATTATCATCAGTTCAAGTTTTTGCAACAGCACCGACTGGAATTGGATCTATTGCTCAAGTTCAACAAGGTGTTTATTACATCAAAGGACACTTCGTTCTTCTAACTGCGCAAACTATTGTTCTTGATAAGTACAGCGACACTCCAACTTATCGTATTGGTGTTTTAGCTGAAGAAAGTATTGTTATCCCAGAAGACGACGAAACTCTTCTTGACAATGCACAAGAATCTTATAACTATGCAGCTCCAGGTGCTCATCGTTACTACATCGATTTAACATTAACTAAATTAGCTATCAATTCTACTGCAGATCAAGATTTTGTTGAGCTTATTAGAGTTAATGAAGGTAAGACTACAGCTATTGTAGAAACAACCAAATACAATGAACTAGAAAAAACTTTAGCACGCAGAACATTTGATGAATCTGGTAACTACACTGTTCGTCCATTTAATATCGATGTTCGTGAACATAGAAATAATAATCGTGGCGCATGGGCTTTTGGTAAAGCATACCTTATCGGTGATGTTGTAACTAATGGCGGATACATATACGTAGCAAAAAACAATGCAACATCTGTTGGTATTGGTAACCCGAAAGTTGGACCAACTCATACATCTGGAACATCATACGATGGTGGTTCTACACTTGGTGTTAACTGGGAATATCAAGTAAGTGTAGATAATGTATTCTACAATCGTGGAGTTTATACTCCAGAGAATGGTGGTGATGAATCTAAACTAGCTGTTGGTCTTGAGCCTGGAAAGGCATATATTGAGGGTTATGAAATTGAAAAGGTTTCTACAACATATATCGATGTTAATAAAGCTAGAACTGAAGATACTTCAGTAAATTCAGTTATCTCTGCTACTGTAGGTAACTATGTTTTGGTTACCAATGTTAATGGCGCACCACCTATTGAAAACTTCAGTACAGTTAATTTGTACAACTATGTCAATGCATCAGTTGGTGTCGCTCCAAGTGGATTAATTGGTACTGCTCGTGTTAGAGCATTTGAGTATCATTCTGGTGGTGCTATTGGTACACAAACTGCTCAATATAAGTTATCATTATTTGATGTTAAGTTAAATTCTGGATACAGTTTCCAACGTGATGTTAAGAGTTTCTTCTTTGATCGCTCAGATGCTAACATTAACTTTACTGCTGATATTCAACCTAATACAACAAGACTAATTGGTGCAGCAACTGCAGCTGCTAGCCAAACAGTTACTGGAAGTGGTACTTCGTTCCAAACAGATTTAAAAATTGGTGATTACATCTATCTTGGAACTACACGTGTTCGTGTAGATGCAATTGCTTCACAGAGAGAGATGACAGTAACTCCATCAGTTACAGTTACTGGTGTGACTATTGATAGACTTTCTACAGATCTTCTTGAACCACAAAATTCTAGTTTAATTTTTCCACTTCCTCAATATGCTATTAAGAGTGTATCTGACATAACATATACAGCAGTTCAGAAATTTAGTAATACTGCTGGTACTGCAGATTCAGGTGGTACTGGATTCTGTACTTTACAAATTACAACATCAGCTGGAACATTTGCGTCATCCGCTTCAAATTCAAATTATGTTGTAGTTTATGCAGACGCTACTGCTGGTGGAACCATCGTTCTCCCAGCTGATATTACAGGCACTACTACTAGTAGTATTACTATAAAATTAGCAAATACATATGCTGGTAAAGTTATGACTGTATTGGCTGCAGTGAATAAATCTAGCTCATCAGTTAATTCTCAAAGAACTAAAGTATTGACCACAGCAACTCCTGTTACATTTACTACACAGGCTACTGCTACTGCTGCAAATTTATATCTTGGTAAAGCTGATGGATTTAAAATTATCGCTGTCAAGATGAAAACTGGAACATTCTCATCTCCAGGCGCAACTTATAGTATTGATATTACAGATCGTTACCATTTCGATGATGGGCAAAGATCAACTCATTATGACTTGGCTTCTATCTCGTTAAAGAGTTCATATCCGCCACCAGCTGCACCAATTCAAGTAGAATTTGAATATTTTGCACATAATGGAACTGGTGATTTCTTTACAGTTTCATCATACACAAATATTGATTATAAATCTATCCCCTTTTATGGAACAACACCATTAAGAGACTGTATTGATTTTCGTCCTCGTATTGATGATAATGGTACAACTTTCACTCCAGCATCAGAGACATCGTCATTAATGCCTAAACGTGGTAATGATATTGTATGTGATTTTGTTTACTATTTACCAAGAAAATCAAGAATTACATTAAATATTGCTGGCACATTTAATTTGGTTGATGGAGTACCCGCTTTAATACCTGGAGATCCAATAACAACTCAAATGGATATGGTTCTGTATAATTTAATATTAGAACCATATACATTCACAACTACACCATCTAGCGTATCTATTGAGAAGATTGATAACAAACGATATACAATGCGTGATATCGGTAAACTTGAGAAGCGTATTGATAATTTAGAGTATTATACTTCACTTACAATGCTTGAGACACAAACAGAATCTATGACAATAACTGATTCTCTTGGACTAGATCGTTATAAAAATGGATTCGTTGTAGATAATTTCTCTGGACATAATATTGGTGATACATCATCTGCGGATTATTTGTGTGCCATTGATATGGAAAACAGAAATCTTCGTCCTTTCTACACAAATTATAATGTTAATTTAATAGAAAACGAATCTACAGATGTTGGACGTGCTAGTGCAAATTACAAACTATATGGTAATGTTATCACTTTACCAGTTATTGCTAATCCAGTTTTAGTTGAACAAGCATACGCATCACGACTGGAAAATATCAATCCATTTGCTATTTTTACATTTATCGGTGATGTAGTTATAAATCCATCTTCTGACGATTGGTTCGAAGTTGATCGTCGACCAGATATTATTATTGATGTTCAAGGTAATTATAATACTCTTAAGACTTTAGCAGAAAAAGCTGGTGTTCTCGGTACTGTCTGGAACGCATGGCAAACTGTTTGGAGTGGAACACCAGTTAATTCTGGTCGTGTAGTATTTACAACTGGTAATAATTGGGCGTCTCGTCAGGGAGATGTGTATCTAAGTCAAGCAGAATTAAAAACAAGATTTGGTATTACATCATGGGGTAATGCTCGTCAGATTACTGCAGAGGTAACTGCAACTCCAGTCAATCAAACAAGAACTGGTATTAAAACAACTATTCAAGAAAAAATAGATCAGCAACTAGTTAATGATCGAGTTTTATCTAGTGTTGCTATACCATATATCAGATCAAGAAATATTTTAGTGCAAATTAAGAAGTTAAAACCTAGCACTAAATTCTATCCATTCTTTGATAATGTAGACATTTCTACATATTGCACTCCTGCAACTAAGTTATATTATATACAAGGTGGAACTACTGGTACTGCTGGTACTTTCAATTCTACAACAAATGTGGGCTCTGATGTAACAGAAACTGCACGACTTATTGCTGGCGATTCACAAGTTTGTTTAAATCGTGGTGATGTTATCACAGGTGGAACTTCTGGAGCAACTGCTGTAGTTGTTGGCACTGAGTATAATCCAGATACTGGAATATATGCATTACATATTGTTAATTGCAGTGCAACGGCATTCCAAGTTAATGAAACTATTACTGGTACTTTATCTTCTGCTACTGCAAAAGTATCAGCTGTTCCAGTTATTGCAACTATTGGACAAGATCTAGTAACGAACGCTGCTGGAGATATCAGTCTATTATTTAATATCCCAAATACAGATATTACTCGTTTCCGCTGTGGTAGTCGTGAACTAAAACTTGTCGACCAACCAGATGAAACTCTAGCATTCACTTCTCGTGCTCGTGCTAATTACAGCGCAGTTGGTGTTCTTGAAACAAAACAGGCAACTATCAATTCTGTTCGTAATGCATTAATTGTTGAGGAACAAGTTTTTGATAATCAAGAAATCATACAAACTACACAAAGAATCGTTGCTGATACTGGTTGGTGGGATCCTCTTGCTCAAACCTTCTTGGTTCAATCTCCAGGTGGAGCATTTATATCAAGCATTGATGTGTTCTTTGCTACTAAAGATCCAAATATACCTGTAACATTAGAAATTCGTGAAGTCGTTAATGGATATCCTGGAAAACGTGTTCTTCCATTCAGTCGTGTTACAATAACACCAAGTCAAGTTAATCTATCTAATAATACTGTATTACTTGAAGGATCTGCTGTAAGATCATATGACACACCAACTAAATTCTCATTCCCAAGTCCAGTATATGTACAAGATAATGGAGAATATTGTTTTGTGCTAGCTTCTGACTCTAATAACTATAAAGTTTGGATATCACAGGTTGGTGATACTATCCCTGGAAGTTCTAGAACAATATCAGAACAACCATATGCTGGTGTAATGTTTAAGTCTCAAAATGCTTCTACATGGACAGCAGATCAATCTCAGGATATTAAATTCACTATTTACCGCTGTCAATTTGACACGGCAAATCCAGGTAACGTAGAGTTCACTAATGATAAATTACCACAACAGACACTAGATGTAGATCCTTTTGAGATTCGTAGTGGAACTACAACAGTTCGTGTATGGCAACGTGACCATGGTATGCCATCAGGATCTACTGTAACTATTAGCGGAGTTAGTTCTGCGATTAATGGTATTCCAGCTTCTGAGTTAAATGGTAATAAAGTTATATCAAATGTTGATATTGATACATACACTATTACTGTAACCACTACACCAACATCAACTGGTTTTGGTGGAGGATCTTCTGTTAGAGCTACTAGAAATATTCAGTTTGATGTATGTCAACCAAGTATTCAAGTTCAATCATTCTCTGAAACTGCAGCTGATTTTTCAATAAGAACAACTTCTGGTCAATCAGTTGATGGTGCTTCACAGTCTCCATATGTATTGGATGATGTTGAGGGGTATGGAGTAGTCGCAAATGATGTGAATTATTTCTCTACACCTAGAATGGTTGCTTCTGAAATTAATGAACAGGTTTCAGCATTAAGTTCTGCTAAATCTTTAACAGTACGTGCTCTAATCTCATCAACTAATTCTGCACTCTCACCAGTTATTGATCTTGATAGAACAAGCCTTATTGCTATCAGTAATAAGATTAATAGCCCAACAGAGTCTAATGTAAACGTAACTGGTATTGATGACAACGTGGTTGCTTCTGCTAATACTAATATTGCATTTAGTGCAGGTAGTACTATTACTTCATCTGATACAGCAACTAAAGCGATACTGGCAGCATTAATACCTGGAAAATATCTAACAATTGCTGGTTCAGGAACTGCAAGTAACAATGGAACATTCTTGATTACTGCTGTCGCTTCTGATGGCGCATCTGTAACATTGAACAAAACATTCTCTTCTGTTGGTGCTGGCACAGCAATCACTTTAACCCAACGTGAACGATTTGTAGATGAGATTGTACCATTAGAAGGTAGTACATACAGTGCTTATGTTACCAAAAAAATCAATTTCGCTAATCCATCTAAATTCTTAAGATTGCAATTTGCAGGTAATATTCCTAAGGAAGCTACAGTTGAGGTTTATTATAAAACCAACAGTGTTGGTTCAGAAACTCCATTCGATCAGCTTAATTATACTTTAGCGAGTCCAGATTCTGTTATCATAAACTATGATAATTTTACAGAGATTTTCCAAGATATAACATACTCGTTATCGAATCTACCTTCATTTGATGCTGCATCTGTTAAGATTGTTATGAAGTCAACTAATACTTCTGCAGTCCCTATCATTAAAGATTTCCGTATGATTGCTTGTGCATAATGGAATATGTAAAGATAGAATCTAGTCCATCACTGGTCAGAGACATGACCAGTAATGCTATCATAAATACTAACAAAGAAGAATATTTAAATTATATAAATCGAGTTAGTAGACAGACGTCATTAAATGAAACACTGACGAATAATACAGAAGAAATTCAAGTTCTAAAAAAAGAAATAAATAGTATGAAAGAAGATTTAAGTGACATTAAAACTATGTTATTGTCCTTAATAGATAAAAGGTAAGTAATGACAATCATATACCGAGCAACAAAAGGTTCACCTCTTTCCATCGCAGAAGCAGATGGAAACTTTGCGTATCTTAACGATCAATTAGTTGGAAAACTAGATTCAACTTCGTATACAGCAGCGGATGTACTGGCTAAACTATTAACAGTAGATGGTTCTGGTTCTGGACTAGATGCTGATAGGTTAGATGGATTAACATCCGCTACGGCAAATACTGTTTCTACAATCGTTGCCAGAGATTCATCTGGTAATTTTGCAGCTGGAACTATTACTGCTTCATTAACTGGTAATGTTACTGGTAATGTTACTGGAAATTTGACTGGTAATGTTACTGGAAATGCTACTAATGTTAGTGGTGTTGTAGCAGTAGTTAATGGTGGTACTGGTGTTAGTGATGTGGCAGGAATTAAAACACTATTAAGTCTTGGAACACTTAGCACTCAGGCAGCAAATTCAGTTAATATTACTGGTGGCTCTATTAGTGGGTTGAGCACTCCATTGGCTGTAGCTTCTGGTGGCACTGGTGGTAGTGATGTTAATGCAGCAAGAACAAACTTAGGTTTAGTTATCGGTACTGATGTTCAGGCGCAGTCGGCTATCCTTACTGGTCTCTCTGCTATTCCATCAGACTCGTTGGGTATCCTCGTTAGAAACGCAAATGGTACTGCCACTGTAAGATCTCTTGCAGCAGGAACTGGACTCACTCTAACAAATTCAAATGGTGTTTCTGGTAATCCAACACTGTCTATTTCAGCAGATGCAGATCTACCTGGAAATCCTACAACTACAACGCAACTTGCTGGAAACAATTCCACTAGACTTGCTACTACTGCATTTGTTAAAAATGCAGTAGATACTAGCTCTACAGCTCTTACAACTTATGTTAATAATTCTGTAGGAACAGCACTCACTACTGCCAATCTTGCAAATAGAGTTAAAGCATATGTAAACTTTGACTTTATTACTTCTTATAATTCTCAGACACAGACCAATCAATCAGCTATTACTATCCATAGTTCTTTAGGTGTAACAGCAGTAACTTACCTAGGAATTTATACTGGTAATACTGCTGCTAATAGTGGTCTTCAGATGTTTAGAATTACATTAAATAATGGTGTAGTAACAGATGGTCAATACATAGTTTCTGGCGCATCAAATCAAGTAGGTGGTTTCGGAAGTGCTTACAATAGTCTCTTTTCTGCACTAAATGTTAATACCACTAGATTTGACATATATACATATTCTTATACTGGTGGTGGTAACATTAGAGCAATGGTGGTGGCATAATGCAAAAAATAATTTATAAACAAGAAAATGGCACAGTTGCTTTAGTTGTTCCGACTGGACAGTATACTTTAGAACAGGTTATTGAATCTGCAGTACCAGTTGGTGCTCCATATTTGGTCATCGATGATGAAAATATTCCAGATGGATTTATGGAATTCCATGGAGCAGTAAATGCTAACTTTGATGACCCTATTAATATATCAATCCAAGTAGATGTCGAAGCTGCTAAAGAAATAGCCAAAGAAAATATTCGTGCTCAAAGGAAAGCTCTATTTGAAGAAAATGATATTGCTTTAAGAGATGCAATGCTTTCTGGTAATAAAGTTGCGTTGAAAGCAGCAGTAGACAAACGTGATAGATTAAGAGATGCCACTAAAAAGGTTAATGCTCTTAGCACATTAGACGAATTACGAAGAGTAAAACCATAAGGTTATAGGACAATAAATGGCTTCAATTACCACAAGAGTTGATGGAACTACAGCTGGCACTGGAACGATAACTTCCAGTCTTTCTAGCACTGCTGTTACTGGTGTAGGTACATCTTTCACTACAGAACTTGTAGCAGGTTACGTACTTAAAAATAATGGTGATACTATCGGGACAGTGGCTTCTATCACCAGTAATACTGCGCTGGTTTTAGTCGCTAATGCAACCACTGCAGTTTCTGGCACATCGTTCACTTATGCAAATCCTGGTGTTACTATTGCTGGAGTTGCTTTAACGAATAGTCAAGTTGATGCAAACTTCATGAGTTTGAACAACAATAAATTAGAACGAACAAAAAACCTTAGTGATCTTCCAGACGCACTAACTGCAAGAGCTAATCTTGGTGTTGCTATTGGAACTAATGTTCAGGCATACGATCTAGATCTGGTATCTCTTTCTGCTCTTTCTACGACTGGTATTGTAGTTAGAAGTGCTTCTGATACATTCACTACAAGATCACTGGTAGCTACAGCGAATGATATTGATATTACGAATGCTGGTGGTTTGGCTGGTAACATTACACTATCAGTCGGTTCTAATATCGCTAAATTAGATAGATCGAGTAACGTGTTTAGTGGCGATATTGTTGCTGCAAACTATAACTCTACTTCAGATATTCAATTTAAGGGTAGCGTAACTAGTTTAAATAATTCATTAGATGTAGTTAATCAAATTGATGGTGTTTCCTTCATTTGGAAATCAACTGGTAAGAAATCATATGGTGTTATCGCTCAGGAAATCGAAAAGATTTTACCAGAGCTGGTAGAATCTAACGATGGCGTAAAATCTGTTAATTATTTGGGTCTCATTGCTTTCCTCATTAACTCAGTAAAAGAATTAGATCAAAGAGTTAAAGATCTGGAAAACAAATAATTATAAATAAAGATATAAAGCCGAGTTCATAAAAAGGAGCGACGATGGCAATCAAAATTCAAGGCAGTACAGTCATTGACGATACTCGTAATGGTGTACTAAACAGCCTAAATATAGATGGCACTGGTCGTCTAAAACTCCCAGTAGGAAATATTTCACAGCGTCCTGGAACACCTTCTCAGGGCGACTTGCGCTATAACAGCGAAGTTGGTTCAATTGAAGTCTATAGTGGAACTACTTGGATTCTTCTGGCAGCTATTGCGGATGACGCATTAACTTTCGCTCTAATGGGTCTATACTAATAATAATCGGAGATAATAAATGACCGTAAATATTTCATCATTAGAAACAGTCATCCAAGCAAAAATGGATGCCTTAACTTCTTCTAGCGATAGCAAAGAAGTTATCTATCTTGCAAAAGCACTGGAGTCACTAGACAATGGTACTTTGACTTCTGTTTCTTTGTACGCAAACTTACCTGCAGCAGCTACTTCAACTGGACGAGTTGTGTATGTTGCAGACACTCAAAGAATTTACTATTCTAATGGATCTTCTTGGATCACGCTATCAACAGCACAAAATCCAAACTTCTCCATCAGTTCACTGGGTATCGAATACCTAGATACTGAAGACTATTCAACACTTGCTGAAGCAGTTGATGTTTCTGAAGACTGGGATTTAATTACTTCAGCCGTTGATTCTAGTGTTGATAACTTCCAGCTTTCATTGGTTAATAAAGGTACTGTTGGTGATATCTATATCGATCCAACATACTATACATTCACAGTCTATGATGGTGTTACTCGTGCTGGTGTTAAACACTTGGCTGCGACTAGAAACAATCTAGATTTTGATAATATGCAGGCTAATCTACAGGGTATGTGTCATCTAGTTAAAAATAGCCACACAACAATTCCACTTGGTACAGCAACAGCCATTCCTTTCCAAGTAGCTAGAATTTTAGATACTCGTATGGGTTCTTTTAGTGGTGGATATTTCGTCACTAACTGGGAAGGGTGGTATGAAGTATTAGTTTCTGCTTATACTGATGCAAACGTATATATGTATCTTGGTGGTTCTAATTCATCAGTTGATACGTACACCGCATCTCCTGCAGAAAATATCGTTGTTATGAATCGTGTGGTTTATCTACAAAAATACGAGACTCTAAGATTGATTGGTGTTTGTGATGGTGTTGGTCAGACAGTCGACAGAACTGTATATGGTTACGACTATAATGCGCCAAACTTGACTCAAATGTCCATTAAATACCTTGGTAAATAATTGAAAAGGTAAAGGAAAAACAATGTCAAAACAAGTTAGATTTAGAAGAGGTACGACTGCACAACATGCAGTCTTTACTGGACCAGCTGGTGAAGTCACAGTTGACACTGATAAAGACGTAACAGTTGTTCACGATGGTGTCACAGCTGGTGGTATTCCTACTGCTCGTGCAGATCGTCCACGTGGTTGGACAAAGACAGAAGTTATTACAGCAACTACTACTTGGACTCAAACTGGTAAAACAGATCTTAAAAGAATTATGGTCTGGGCATGGGGTGGTGGTAATTCTGGTGGCGCTGGTGGTGGAGGTGGTTCTGGTGGTTATGGACTTGTTAGATTGGAAGCGTCTGCAGTTACTACTAACGTAACAGTTACAGTAGGTGGCGCTGGTGGTGGTACTACATCATTTGGTACTTATATCACATGCACTGGTGGTGGTGTTGGTGGTGCTGGTGCTGGTGGTGCTCCAGGTGTTGCTTCTGGTACTGGTGTAATTAATCTTGGTGCTCAAGCTGGCTCGGGTGGCAGTAATGGTGGTGGCCAAGGTGGTGGAATTGGAGGCGGACAATACGGGGTAGCTGCCAAAGGTATTACTGGTTCTGGTGGTGGTTCTGGTGCTGTTGGTACTCAGGGATCTGTCATTATTCAAGAAATCTACGGATTCGTTTAATATAGAATGAGAGAGAAATAATATGTCAAAACAAGTTAGATTTAGAAGAGGTACAACTGCTAATCATTCTACCTTCACAGGAGCAGAAGCAGAGATTACAGTTGATACAACTAAAAACCAAGTAGTAGTCCATGATGGTGCTACTGCTGGTGGTGTGCCATTGTTACGAGAAGATCGTCCACGTGGATTCACAAAACTAGAATTTATTACATCAACTCCATATACTTGGACTCAAACTGGTAAAACAGATCTGAAACGTATTCGTATCACTGCTTACGGAGGTGGTGGTGGAGGTGCGTCTAGTGGAGGTGGTGGTGGATCTGGTGGTATTGGATTTGTTACATTGGAAGCGTCTGCAGTTACTACTAACGTAACAGTTACAATAGGTGCTGGAGGTGCTATGGGTGCGAGTGGTGGTTCTACATCATTTGGTTCATATATGACTGCTACTGGTGGATCTCCTGGATCTGGTAGAAGTGGTGGTGCTGGTGGTAGTGCTTCTGGTACTAATGTATATATTTTAGGTGGTGCTGGTGGCCACTATACAAATCAAGGTGGTTCGGGTGGTGGATTCCCAACACCATCACATAATACAGGCAATAATGGGACTACTGAAACTGGCACTGGTGGTGGCATCGGTGGTGGTCGTGCTGGATCTGCTGGTAATGGTGTGTTTGGCGGTGGTGGTGGACGTGATAGTGCTGGAGCACAAGGATGTGTTATTGTTGAAGAAATCTACGGATTTGTTTAATATTATAAAGGATATTTAAATGTCAAAACAAGTAAAATTAAGAAGAGGTACTACTTCTGAGCATGCAACTTTTACTGGTGCTGTTGGTGAAGTTACCGTAGATACTACAAAAGACGTTGCTGTCGTTCACGATGGTGTCACAGCTGGTGGTGTACCGATGGCAAGAGAAGATCGTCCACGTGGATGGGTTAGAACAGAAGTTTTCAATTCAGTAGGTGCATCAACTTGGACTCAAACTGGTAAAACAGATCTTAAAAGAATTCGAGTAACTGCTTATGGTGGTGGCGCTGGTGGTGCTCCGTCAGCTAATGGTTCTGGTGGTGGTGCTGGTGGTATAGGTATTGTTACATTAGAATCATCTGCAGTTACTACCAATGTAACAGTTACAGTAGGTGGTGGCGGTGCTATTGGTACTAATGGAGGAACTACATCATTTGGTTCATATATCAGTGCTACTGGTGGGTCAGCAGGAATTTCCTTCGGGCAACCAGATAGTGGAGGATATGGTGCTGGTGGCGCTGGTGGAACTTCAACAGGTACTGGTGTTACCATTTTAGGTGGACAGGGCGGTGGTTCAGCATGGGGTGCGTCATGGCCAGGAGTGCAATATCCAGCATTTAATGGAGCTAACTTTTGTTCTGGACGAGGCGCAGGATTAGGTGCTGGTCAAGGTACTGATGCAACCACTGGTGGTGCTGCTAAAGGTATTACTGGTTCTGGCGGTGGCGCTGCAAATGTTGGATCTCAAGGTTGTGTTATTGTTGAAGAAATTTACGGTTTGTATTAAGGAGAAAATAAATGATTGATCAATTAGATGTTGTAGATTCTACACCAAAAACTTACACTGTTGCACATATTAAAAATGGTTTTGTAGATAATGTTTGTGTTTGGGATAGACTTCCAGCGCAGGGTGACTATCCTGGAACTGGTTTAGAATTTGTTGATATTACCGACACTCTTGTTGGTATTGGTTGGGAATATGCTGATGGTGTATTCGTCAATCCAAATGACATGACACAAACTTATACTGTTCCAACAGAATAATTTGTAAGTATGTCTCGCAAAATCCCTCTTCGGAGGGATTTTTTATTGCATTCTCTGGTATTATAAATAAGAAGTAAAACGAATTTGGGATTCCAGAATGGCAACTATTAGCAATCTTTATGTAGACGCTGGAAGCACCTACAGTAATATCATCACTGTAAGCGCATCTAATGGTCAGGCACTAGACTTAACAGGATATACTGTGGCTTCTCAAATGAGAAAGTCATACGGATCATCTACAAGTTATAATTTTACATCTTCGATCTATAATGCTTCTCAAGGTAAAGTAAGACTCCAGCTGACTAATGTTCAGTCTGAAGCTATACCAGCTGGACGCTGGCTATATGATGTTGAAATAAGATCTCCTTCTGGTGCTGTGACCAGAGTAGTAGAAGGAATTGTAACAGTAAATCCTCAAATTACGCAGATTTAAAATGGCAGATACAATTGCAGTTGTAACCCAAGATGACGCACTTAGTGTCGCTGTCTCTGAAGGTGTTCTTACACTCTCATCAACTGGTTTAACTAATCCAGCTGTTGTAGAAAGTATGAGCGACATAGCCAATGTAGATACAACTACTTTAATAAATGGATCAGTTTTAGTATATAAAACAACAACAAATAAGTGGACATCCACCACCACCCTCGATGCTCAGAACATGGAAGGTGGAGAATTTTAACGGAGAAATAAAAGATGGCATCTATTATTCGCATTAAGCGTTCAACAGTAGCAGGTAATCCAGGGACACTGGCAGCTGGTGAATTAGCGTACTCAGCACTAACAGACAATGGATCCAATGGTGGTGATCGCCTTTACATTGGTATTGGTACAGAAACCTCTGGTAATGCTGCAAATCACTTAGTTATTGGTGGTACTTACTTCACTGATAAATTAGATCACACTCCAGGTGTCCTTACTGCATCTTCTGCTCTAATTACAGATGCCAGCAGTAAATTAGATAATCTTAAAGTAGACAATCTAGATTTAAACGGTAATACAATTAGTACTACTGATACTAATGGTAACTTAACTCTTGCTCCAAATGGTACTGGTAGCGTACTATTAACTTCAACTAAAGTAAGTTCTAGTACTACTACTGGTGCTTTGGTTGTTTCAGGTGGTGTTGGTATTGCTGGTGCTTTGTATGTTGGTGGTGCTATCAGTGCAGAATCAGCTACATTCTTAAGTATCAATAATACTCCTATTGGTAATACTACTCCTAGCACTGGTGCGTTCACTCAGTTAGATACAGATAATATTAGAATTGATGGAAACACAATTTCTTCTACTGATGCTAACGGTAACATTACTCTTACTCCAAATGGTACTGGTAAGTTAGTTCTTAATAATGTTTACATTGGTGGCACTACTGATACTCTTGCTGAGTACATCTACGATACTGTTGGTGGTGCGGTAACTGGTGGTTCTGGTATTGATATTACAAACTCTGATGGTGGTAACACTTCTACAGTTTCTTTAAATACTGAATATGTGCAAGATCTTGTTGGAGATATGATTTCCAGCAATACCGAATCTGGAATTTCAGTAACATATGATGACACTAATGGTAAACTAGATTTTAATGTAAACGATCCAGTAATTACCATCTCTGGTGATGTTGATGGTTCTGCCACAATGACTAATCTTGGTGACACTACAATTAGTGTTACTTTAGATACAGTAAATTCTAATGTCGGTCAATTCGGTTCTACAACAGCAATACCAGTAGTTACTGTTAATGCTAAAGGTTTGGTAACAGCAGTTTCAACCGCATCAATTACTACTTCTCTTGGAATTGCAGCTGACACTGGCACAGACTCTATCGCTCTTGCCACTGATACAATAACATTCGCTGGTGGTGAGGGTATTGATACTTCTATCAATGCTGGTACAAATACTATTACTATTGCAGCAGAAGATGCTTCTACAAGTAATAAAGGTGTGGCATCTTTTGCTGATGCTGACTTTAATGTATCTTCTGGTGCAGTTGAACTAAAAGATACAGTTGTTAAAACTGTCACTACAGATTCTGGTGCTTTAACTCCAGCATCTCATTCACTGTCTATCCTTGGTGGAGAAGGTATTGATGTAACTCATGCTGGCTCAACAATTACTGTTGCTGGTGAAGATGCATCTACAAGTAACAAAGGTGTTGCGTCTTTTGACACTAATAACTTCACTGTTACTTCTGGTGCTGTTACTGCTAAAACTATTACTCTTGGTTCTTCTACACTAACTCTTGGTTCTACCACAACTTCTATTGATGGTATTACTGAACTAACTGTTGATAATATTAATATCAATGGTAGTACAATTTCTTCTACTGATACTAATGGTAACATTGTTATTAGTCCGAATGGCACTGGTAAGGTTGATGTTTCTGGTTCTATTATTACTGGTATCGCTGAACCTGTAAATTCATCTGATGCTGCAACAAAGAACTATGTTGATACTGTTGCTGAAGGTTTGCATGTTCACGAAGCTGCTCACTGTGCAACCACTGACACTCTTGCCAATTTGTCTGGTGGAACTGTAACATATGATAATGGTACTGCTGGAGTTGGTGCTACACTTACTCTTTCTGCTGGGTTAACTGCAATTGATGGTCATACATTAACTAATGGTGATCGTATTCTTGTTAAGAATCAGGCAAACCAAGCGCATAACGGTATGTATGTTCGCACTAGTGCAACAGTTCTTACTCGTGCATCTGACTTTGATACTGCTATAGAAATCGGTGGTGGTGATTTTACCTTCGTTGAAAAGGGTACTACATACGCTAATACTGGTTGGGTTCAGACATTTGAAGTACTAACTGTTGGTTCAGATACTGTTATCTGGCAACAGTTTGCTGGTCAAGGAACATTTACAGCTGGTAATGGTTTAATACTCACTGGTACAGAGTTTAATGTTGTAGGTACTGCCGATAGAATTATTGCAAATATAGATTCTATTGACATTGCATCAACATATGTTGGTCAAACTTCTATCACTACATTAGGTACAATTGGTACTGGTGTTTGGCAGGGTACTGTTGTTGGACCAACTTATGGCGGTACTGGTGTAAACAATGGTTCTAAGACTATTACTCTTGGTGGTAACTTTACACATACTGGTGCGCATACTCTTGGCTTAACAACTACTGCAAATACTAGTATTACACTTCCAACTACTGGAACTCTTGCGACTCTTGCTGGTAGTGAAACATTAACTAATAAGACCATCCAAGGTGCAACAATCACTACTGGTAGTATTGATAATACACCAATTGGTGCCACAACAGCAAACACTGGTGCATTTACAACTCTTGCAGCTTCTGGTGCAGTAACATTTACTTCTACCACTGATGCTTCTGCACTGGGTACTGCCGCAGCTGTATTGTCTGGTGGTTTATCTGTTGCTAAATCAATGTATGTTGGAATCAATATTACTGGTGCTGGTGCAGGTACTTCTACTCTTGACGGATTTAATATTGATGGTGGTACGTACTAAATAATTGATTAGGGTAGTTTTTACTACCCTGCTTTACCTTTATTAAGGAATCAGAATGGCAAATAAGGTCTTACTGAAGAAGTCTTCAGTAACTTCTAAAGTCCCATTAACTACGGACTTGGATTATGGCGAGTTGGCTTTAAACTATGCAGATGAAAAACTGTATTTTAAAAATGCCTCTAACGCAATAAAATCTTTCAATGTAACTCCATCTACACTTACAATTGGTACTGGTCTTTCTGGTACTTCTTATAATGGTAGTAGCGCAGTTACCGTTGCCATTGATTCCACTGTAGCCACTCTTACTGGCTCACAGACTCTAACCAACAAAACCCTAACATCTCCAATCGTATCTGGTGGTACGATTAATAATGCTGTAATTGGTGGAACTACTCCAGCTGCAATTACTGGTTCTTCTGTAACTTCTACAGGAAATCTTCTTAGCACATATTCATCTGGTGATGAGGGTGGAGAAATCTTTTTAGCAAAACCCCAAACCAATACATCAATAGTAACTGGCGTGAGGATAGACATCTATCAGAACAAGTTACGTTTTTGGGAAGATGGTGGAACTAATCGTGGTGCTTATATTGATTTAACATCTGCAGGTAGCGGTGTTGGATCTAATCTACTAACAGGTGGTGGAGGTGGCGCATCCAGTATGAATATTGCTGGTGACACTGGCACTGATTCAATATCCTTTAGTAGTGAAACACTAACATTCGTTGGTGGCACTGGCATTACTTCTTCTGTTACTGCAAATACAGTTACTATGGATATCGACTCTACTGTCGCTACATTAACTGGTTCGCAGACTTTAACAAACAAAACAATCGCAGCTGGTTCAAATACTATCACTGGTCTTACCAATAGTAATTTGTCTGGTTCTGCAGGTATTACAAATGCAAATTTAGCCAACAGTTCTGTTACTATTGGTTCGACTGCAGTAAGTCTTGGTTCCACTGCTACAACTATCGCTGGTCTAACATCTATCACATCAACATCTTTTGTTGGTGCTTTAACAGGTAATGCAGATACTGTAACCAATGGTGTGTATACATCTGGGTCATATTCAGATCCATCATGGTTAACACTGTCTTCTTCTAAAGTTGGACTAGGTAATGTAGAAAATACTGCTCTGTCAACATGGGCTGGCTCAAGTAATATTACTACAGTTGGTACTTTAGGAACATTAACAGTTACAGCAACTATTACTGGTTCAGTTAGTGGTAATGCTGGTACTGTTACCAATGGAGTTTATACAACAGGAAGTTACAGCAATCCAAGTTGGATTACTAGTTTAGATGCTTCTAAAGTTGGATTAGGTAACGTAGAAAATACTGCTCTGTCTACATGGGCTGGTTCTTCTAACATAACAACGATTGGTGCGGCAACTGCAACATCATTAACTGTCACAGGTGATTTAACAGTTAATGGAACAACTACTACAATCAACTCAACAACAATTACAGTTGATGATAAAAATATTGAACTTGGCTCAGTAGGAACACCAACTAATACTACTGCCGATGGTGGTGGTATTACTCTTAGAGGCACCACAGATAAAACATTAACATGGGTTAATGCTACTGGTGCATGGACATCATCAGAAGACTTTAATGTTTTAACTGGTAAAGTTTATAAGATTGATGGAACATCTGTTCTTTCTGCGACTACACTTGGTTCTGCAGTTGTCTCTTCTTCATTAACATCAGTTGGAACTATCACTAGCGGTACTTGGAATGGTACAGCTATAACAAACTCTTACCTACAGAATAGCACTATCAGTGGTGTATCTCTTGGTAGTAATCTTAATAGTCTTACAATTGGTACTGGTCTTTCTGGAACTTCTTACAATGGTTCTTCTGCTGTAACTATTGCATTAGATACTGCGTATGGTGACACACAAAACCCATATGCTTCTAAGACAGCAAACTATGTACTTGCATCACCGAATGGTTCTTCTGGTGCACCGACATTCAGAGCATTAGTTGCAGCTGATATTCCAACACTAAATCAAAATACAACTGGTTCTGCTGCGACATTAACTACTGGTCGTACCATTGGTATGACTGGTGATGTTTCTTGGACATCTGCATCTTTTAATGGTTCTGGTAATGTAACTGGAACATCTACTCTTGCGAATACAGCAGTCACTGCTGGTTCTTATACAAACGCAAATATTACAGTAGATTCAAAGGGTAGAATTACTGCCGCAGAGAGCGGAACATCTGGTGGCGGTGGGTCATGGATGGTAAAAACAGCTAATTATACAGCAGCAAATAGTGATAAGATTATTGCTGACACTACTGCTGGAACATTTGCTATCACCTTACCAGCAACTCCATCTCTTGGAGATTCATTGACCATTGCTGATGGTGGTAATTGGTATACTACAAATTTAACAGTAAATAGAAATGGCTCAACTATTAAAGGTGTTGCTGATAATCTAACAATTGATGTTGGTGGTGTTATGGTAGATTTTGTCTATAGTGGATCTACTTGGTTAGTATTCGCCTTTGCTCAGGCATATCCTGAAGATCTGTTTGCTGCAATGAATATTGCACTAGAAGACAGTATTCTTAAAATTTAAGGAGTGAAATAATAAATGTTATTATCTAATGTATTATCGGCATCTACGTTTAGAGGAGAACCAGGTCTAACAGGTATCGTTACTGTTACTGGTGTTACTCCAGTAGCGACTAATGTTGCACCTTCGATAACACAACTTGGTGGTGGAACGTCTGCCACCTTTATGTCGTTTAACCTACCAGTTGCGCCAGCAGTATCTTTAAATGCTACGCCTGTTATTGTGGTTAATCCGAATGTATCTCCATCTCTAGCAAATAGTGGCACGAATGGAGATTCTGTTTTCCAATTTAGCATACCAAGAGCACCAGTTGTTTCTTTAGGTACTGTTGCTCTTGCTACTTCTGGTCAAGAAGGAAATGTTACTTCCACAACAAGTGGTGCTGGAGATATAGCTTTTAACTTTGTTGTACCTCCAGGATTAGTATGGAGATCAACATGGTTGGTTGGAACAACATATTACGTAAGAGATGCTGTTCAGTATCTTGGTTCTGCTTATGTTTGTATTGCCACTTCTACTGGTAATGCACCACCAAATGCAACTTAC